GCATCTTTTGCTTGATCAGACATCAACTTGATAGCTTGCACTGCAACCTCAAATGCTCTTGGGTTGTCGCTATTTTGCGCGACTTCTAATATACTTTGTACAGCAGATTCACTGTAAGCCATTGCGCGTTTTAAACTACTCCTAGCTTCCTGAAAATCATGTTCTAGTTGTTCGTCTTTTTTACCAACAGGAACAATAGGCCTAGAAATTTCTTCAGCCTCAGTCATTGTGCCAAAAGTTTTATCTAACGCATCAAATACTTTATTAGACATAGGTTTCATCAAACTCCTCCAAGAATCGATATGCATCATCTATTGTTTGTGACCCTGCATCTGGTCCCTCTATAGTAACTGTTGGCGCACTAACATATCCAGATCCAGCATCGTCAATAACAATGCTGCCTATCTTATCACCATCCATAACTGCGTGTGCCCTTGCGTTTCCTGTAAGAGTAACGTTAGGTTCTGTTGTATATTTTGTACCTGCATAAGTAAGCGTAATTGCGTTTACCGCATCACCTGAAATTGTAGCAGTAGCGGTTGCTCTTGCATCTTCTACACTATACGTCTGTCTGACAAATGCCCCCTGAAAGTCTGGGTTCTGATATATTGTAGAAATAGCCTCTCGTATAACACTTTGATTTGATACATAACCGTAAAAATTTAATTTCATGTTAAAATTCAAAGTCCAGATTATACTCTGTCGATCTGCAAATGTTCCAGCAGTGTTATCTTCATACGAGATACCATCTAAGACAATCTTTATGTCTCGTTTTATATCCATTTCAGGCAAATCATTCAATGTGATATTAAAATCAGGATTGAAGTATGGTAAAATTTGTTCTAATATTTGAAGCCCGTCTTCTTGGTTCTTAGCAAAGATATACAATGCAAGATTCATATCATATGGTGTTGATACGAATTGACGAGTGACATTCAATGCATCCGAGCTTATCGTCTTTCGATGTTTTTGTATCTGTGATATTTTTCTACTAGGATCATATTGCAGCCCTAGAATTTCAAATCCCATTCTAGGTAGAATAATTGCAACATCGCCTCTTGATTCTACTGTCGGTGTCTGCTCAATGCGAGTTAAGAATTTTTGTTTTGTAGAGTATGCTAAAGGCACTCTAAGATTCTGTACCGCTACATCCGATGTATTCTTTCTTTCAATATTAATACCATTGAAAATTGTGCCAAAAGCAATTATTGCTTTGCGTACATGCTCATGGTAAAACTGCTTGCCTTTAAACATCTAATTCACCAAATGGGTTTAATTCTGAGAAGTCTAAAATGTCACCTGCAGTTTCTTCATTGGTGAAATCTTGATTATCGCCTGCAACACCTGGTTTGACTGAGAAGTCTTCTTTGATTATAGCACCACCAGATTCAAGCAACAGTCTGTCACCATCTTCTTTCTGCAATTCAAACAACCGCTGATCCAATGAATTGTCATCTTCAATCTGATCAATCGCGCCAATACCTGTAGTAATCTCCTCTGAACTATATTCAAACAATTCAGCGGTTATTCTAAACGTGTAAATTTTACCTAGCTGATAGAAAGGATTCTGAAACTCTACAAACTTAATTTCAAACAGTGAACGAGTTTTGCCAAAGTAAAGTAGATCGCCTTCCATTGGTCTAGCGCCATCTTGCACAAAATCGCCACCAGTACTAACACTAACAACCAATTCATCCCATCTACGTCTCGCAAGAATGAAAGTTGCTTGGTCGCGAGTCTCCAATCCAAAGCGACTGAATAACTCACCATCGCCTTCGTAGCCAGCAACGTTTTCCATATACATTTCTAGTGGATATGCTTGTGTAAATTTAGATAGAGAATCTTCATCAAAGATTGTATCTCTATTTACAAAAGTTCTAGGCAAGTAATAGACATCGTGTCCGTAAATCTTTAAGGATTCGATTACTAGGTCTTCTACAAGTAACTGCTCACTTGTGGTACCCGATGTGTCTCCACTTTGAAAATAGAAATTTGTTGGCACGTTAGCCTACCATAAATGCGGGAGGAAGTTCGTACTTAGATTGCATTTCTTCTTCAGTCTGTTGAATTTCTGCAACCGCTTCTTGAAATATCTGATCTCCGTTGAGTATCACACCACCTGGCAATTGAATGCCGCCAAACTTTTTCATGTTCTCTCCCCACTGTCTTTTAATAAGTGCAGTAGTGTATTTCTTTAAAAACATGTCGTTATACACTTCAGCGTAATCGGTGCCTGCAATCATAGCCTGACCTTCAGCAATCACATAGTCGCCAACATCGAATGTCTTATCAAAGTCTGTGTCAATGTAAAGTCTATTAGTTTTTCGATTGAATCGTATTTGTCTTTCAGTAACGAAAATGCTTTCTAGTGTAGATAAGTGAGTTTTCACCATAGAGTAATATGTCAAGTCTGCACTGAGTAAATTGTACAAGTCATTCAATGCAAATTGATAATCAACATCAAACAAGCCGTCTGACTTGCCGCCAGTTGTCGCGCCAAACTTAAACATTCTAGTAACGCCAAGAATATTGTCACCTATAGGAATGTAGCCGTTTTCTAAGTCGCCTTTAGAGTATGCGGTAGACGAAGATGTGGTTGTAGCATATCCAGACTGATTGCCTGTAATGGTTTCAGATAAAGAAAAAGTTGCGCCACCAGGCTTTACATTATCTACGGTGATTTCTGCACCATCTGTACTGACAACAATCGCGGTTGTTCCCGAAGTACCACCAGTAACAGTTTCACCAACAGTAAAGTTGTTAGCCAAGGATGCTTGTAATGTGATCTTTGACCCTGTAAGTTTGTGTTTGATGTAGGCTCTTTCGGTACCATCAAAGTGATACTCTTGCCAAAATTGGATTGCGTCATCTACGCGATCACTTACCTGATCGTCATCCACATTGATTTCAATAACAGGAAAGCCCAGTCTGCGTAAGCTATAATCAATCAACTCTTGTCTTGATGCTAGTACAGCCATCAGTATCTCCTAGTTATTATGGATCGTAAGCGTATAGTTCTGCTCTGAGTGCAGTCAATTCCGCTTGTACATAAGCCGTAGTAGCAATCTGCGTGGTGTTTGTACCTGCAGATGCTGTTGGTGCAGCAGGAGTTCCAGTCAACGTGGGGCTTGCTAATGGAGCCTTTGCTGCCAATGCGTTTGTTGTCGTTGTCGCATAGTTCGCGTCATCACCAAGTGCTGCTGCTAATTCGTTCAGCGTATCTAATGCACCAGGAGCAGAGTCAACTAAATTCCCTACCGCAGTATCAACATAACTTCTTGTCGCAATTGTGCTAGTATCAACCGTAAGTGTACCCGACGAAATGCCTATGCCAGTACCTGCTGTCAAATATGAATCGATTTCACTGTCTACCCTAGCGTTAGTAAAGTACAGATTGGTGCTACCTTCACCAATATCATCAGTATCTCCAGTGACATTAGTTAAATCGGCAAGCAATAAAGATTTACCGCCCTGTGTTGAGCCATCATGCACTCGCAAATGGTAATCTGTGGTGCTGACGGATAGTTCTCCCTGAGCACCGGTAAACACATTATTCTGAGTAGTTGTCCCTCTTCTAAATTGTACTTGTTTAGGCATGTATCCTACTCCTATATATTACATCTATTTATAATAAATTTTAAGACCAGTTTATTGGTAGAAAATATAAAATCTACCAGTGGTGTGATTGGTGTTCAGAACAACATTTTCTGATGAAAATTTTGTTGGCCCATACTCATAAAGCGATAAATTGTTGGTATCCCTATAAGCCATAAAACTATAATCGCTTCCAGTTAGAGTGGCACCTGATGTTTCACTCCACCAATGTACTCTAAAGCTAGTAAAAAACCCAAAGTTATTTGGATTGATTGTTGTTGTAGGTGCAGGCTTAACGTTAGCACCCTCAATTGTCGAGCGAGCAACCATCGCATAATTCTCAAGATTATCTCCCCACACATACCAAACACGATTAGCTGTTGTGGCTGCTCGTACAGCTTGGAAAGCTGAGTCACTTAATATAACGTTAGTGGAATCTGAAGGAAGTGGATTACCTTCTGTAACACTGACTCCGCCAACTGGTTGCCAATCTGGTGAGTTAAACGTAGCAACCAACGTTCCGTAGGTTGGATGGGTATAATTACCTACAGCAATCGCATCTGTACCTAATGACGTAACACTGCCAGACGTACCTCCGCCTTCTGTATAGTTAGCAGTGACGGTGATAACAGCGTCCAGATCTGCTTCTACTAGTGTATATGTAGTAGCGGTGGCACCTGTAATAGCTACCCCGTCTCGATTCCACTGATAACTGATGGCACTGATGCCATCACCATCAGCCAGATTATTAGAAGCAGTTAGCGTTGAGCCTAGTATTGATTCACCATTAATAATCGCAGTGCCTGTTGTTAAGTAGTACGCCTCAGTTGGTCCTGGGCTATCATACATAAAATTCCCAACACTACTGCGTACTATCAATGTAAGCGCATCGCCAGATAAGTATACGCTGCTAAATTTAGTATACGATGAAACATCTGGTAATATTGGCACAGGATCTTGTGCCCAGGTTTCTCCTGTTTTAGTAAAGGATCGTACTATACCTGTGTTGTCATCACCGACCGCGATATTGCTACCTGATACAATTCTGTCACCTGAGTTACTCATACTGTTGTATGTAAATATATTACCGTCAGGCGAAGTTATATCAGCTTGCTGCGTCCAGGTTGCGTCTGATCGAGTGAATAAGTTAAGCGCAGTAGAAGTAAAGTCCCGTGAGATTAAGGTATTTCCATCACCCGATAACTGGAGCCCGCCACCGAAATAAACATACGGGTCCGTGCCGTCGCTTATCTTGGCCTGGAAGTTGTATGTGTGAGGCCAGGAGAAACTGCCATCTACAGCTCTGTTTCGTGTATAGATATATATGGCACCAGCGGTGGAGTCGTCGGCAGTGGCACCGATGGCGAGGGTACTTGCATCATTAGAGATCTTAACATCAGATCCATACCGGGCTCCGGCTTCTTGTTGGCCTATAGTAGAAGCCAGCAGTTTGATCTGATTGCCAAATCCCTGGCCATGGGCGGCACGTTGATAAACATAAACAGCACCAGCATCAGCGCCAGCTGCATCTTCCCACTGGGCACCGGCTATTAGAGTGTTACCATCACCAGATATACTGACTGTGCTGCCAAACTGATCACCATCCTGTTTATCACTGGCTTGTAGATACTGCGTCAGTGACCAGGATGTACCATTTCTGCTATAAACATAAGCGGCGCCCGCGTTGGCAGGAGTCTCTCTTTGCCTTCTACTGCCTACAACAATGGTATTGCCATCATCAGAGATTGCGCAACTATATCCGTAGATATCACGGTCGCCTGACAGGTTGCCACTACCCTGATATGTAGCCTGTATTGCCCAGCTTGAGCCTGTCCTAGCAAGGAACCATGCCTTTCCTGCATAATCTGCCGTGGTAGTCTGATATGCGTTAGTATAGACAGCAGTGTTGCCGTCGCCTGAAATAGCAAATGTTTCTTTAAGTGGGCCCACTGTGGTAGGCTGAATTAAAGTGCCTTCTTGTATGTAAATAGGATCCGGTAGAGGTTCTGGAGCTACCGTCGACCACATAGACTCACCCCAACTGTATGTACCTGAATGTACGCCATGAGTATTATTGTTAGCAGACAATTCATAAGTAGTAGCATCCATAGTCTGCGCTGTTACTGCATTAGTTAGCGTTGCACCGGTGGTGCCAGGAGCATATCTAAATGCATTATTATTCAGAATTAGACCTGACCCGCCAGCATAGTCGTTTGTACCATTTTCAGTAGTGTAAAAACTACAGTTGTTTAACACAGACGTGTTAACTTGACTATTGTCATACTGTAAAGCCCAGTTACCATTCGCATTGGTTTCTTGAAACACACAGTTGTAAAAGTCACCTTGGCTGTATGCCGTCGAACCGTTAAACATGCCTACAGAATAAGAGTTTGATTTTCCATTGTTGTTTCTTTTTAGAATTGCGCCATACACTGCGCTATTAGTGTTTTGTAAGTTTACCATAGCGGCATCACGTTGAGCAGTGGTAGCCGTCCACTGAAATACCACCTGTCCAGCTGCACAAAAGAAAGTTCTAGGTAAATTGCCATCGCTGAACCCAGCAGTAGTAAATTGTGGTACCTGTGGGCCTACTGTAACTGGTGTAAGATCATAAACGCCTGGCTTGATCACATACATTACAGCAGTGCCGATGGCAGCAGTCTGAGATTGAGCATAACTTAATGTCTGATAAGCAGTAGCATCAGTGTCTCCATTATTACTGTCGGACCCATTGGTGATATCAATATACTTTTTATCACCTGAAAATGAATTGATAAAGCTAGTAGCCACCGAGCCAAAATTTGGGACAAACGGGATAACCGGATCTAAGAAACGTTTTAGTGTTTTACCTGCTAGAATTTTACCTGAAAATGATGTAATACGTGGCATATATTTCGCCTTACACCGAACCGAATGCTGTTACAGTTCCGAGAACCGTCCAAGCACCAGCAAACCTAATAAGGGTAAAACTAGCAATATCAGTAGCACTCGGAGTTGACGTAGGAGCTGATGCGCCTTGCCATAAAATTGTCTGAGCCGCACCATCAATCTGAACGGCAGTGGGTAAATACCCCGTGGCTCCTTGACTAATAATTAGTGCCGCAGAGAGAGTTCTATCATCAGTAGTCGGCACATTAGTAAAGTTAGCAGTGAAATCAGCAGCTACCGAACTATGTATAAACAACGATCTAGAAGTGATGTCATGAGTAACTACACCGGTTGCACCAGTTAATGTTGTTGCTATTTCCGTAGTTGAACCAAAAGTTGTTAAAGCAGTAAATGATGTAGTAGCAGCAGGAGGTGTATATGTAAACACACCAGTTGAGTTATCATAAGCAACAGCACCGTCACCTGATGCAGGTGCAGCGGCGCCTACTGAGATATCAGTTAGTGCTATTCCTCCGCCACTGCCGATCTCAGTATAATTAGTACCGTCGTTTGTAAATGCCCAATAACCTTCGCTTTCGTCCCAAATTAACGCAACATCAGCAGCTGAGCCTCTGTTAACGCTTATACCAGCATCTTCAGTTGGAGTGCCGGATGCATCTCTGTTCAATTCGATAATGTTGTCTGCTAAACTTGTAATCTGCGAGTTAACAATAGTTTGTGTGCCACTGATTGTGACGTTGCCGTTAAACACTGCGTCATCGCTGTATGTTTTAGCACCTGCGATAGTTTGTGGACCACTGGTTCGGACCACTGTGCTGTCTGCTGTCAGGACGCCTGCACTGACGGACACACCATCGCTGCCGGTGAGATATGATGTACCATCAACATATGCTTTTACTGACTGTTGAGATGGCAATCTAGTAGCACTATTGGAAGAAAAGTTATCTTCGTCAATGAGTGCCGCGGTAATTCTTGCATCTGCTCTAGCATTTGTAAAGTATAGATTGCTTGACCCTTCACTCAATTCATCAGTGTCTGCTGCTCCAGCAGTAATACTAGCAGTAGTAACAGCGGTCACTCTACCTTTCGCATCTACTGTGACAACAGGAATAGCCGTAGAGCTACCATAACTAGCAGCGGTGACACCTGAATCAGGAGTTGATATTGTAACCGAGTCTGTGCCTACTGCAACATCAATTTGATTCGATGTGCCGTTGACTGTAAGAGGAGTATCAGTTCCTACAACAATGGTAAAAGTATTAGTACCGTCACTAACAGTCCAACCCGCTGTTGAGTTACTTAGGTCAGCCCTAGCAAATTCTATTCCACCACTAGTAGATCCGTCATGCAAATGCAATGACTTATTAGTAGTGTTTACTGTCAGTTCACCTTCTGCTCCAGTGAACGAAGACATATCTGAATTGGAACCACGTCTTAACTGTAGTTGCGTAGGCATTCTAGGTCAACCCTCCGAGATCTTCAATTTGAATAGAACCACTTGGAGTATCTAGCGCGTCAAAACTTTGACTTGTTGCTTGACCAAAAGCATCAACCGATAACGCACTGAGATCTCCATAATCTCCTATAGGGAAAACTAGATTGGGATCACTCGCAGAAAAGTTAGCAATAGTCTGGATTGCTCCAGACGAATCTCGCATGTACACTGTTTTGTCAGGTATATTTACCGCAATTTCGCCTATCGCAAGATCTGATGTACTAGGCGCTGAGTTTGCAGTGTTACTTCTTTTTGGCTTTATTATGTTCGACATCTGCTTCTACAAACTCGCTTTGTTGTGGTTCTACTTGCGCGTTGTCATACTCTGCCAATTTCTCATTTGCAATTGCAAGTTTAGATTTAAGCAGAATATTCTCTAAGTTTAAATCATTCATTTGAGATGCGAGTGCATTCACATAAGTATTTATTAATTTCTCATCCATTTCATTATCTCAAAATTGAGAGGACTGTATTGTCCTCTCTTCATAATTTTATTTATACTAATTATATTAGTAGGTTCCGCCATCAATCGTAGCCGCATTAATTGTTTTAGCAGTGTTGCTAGTCAAGAATGTGCCTACTCTCGTATCTGTGTAATACAGATTAGTAGAACCTTCGCTAATGTCATCAGTATCATGATTTGATACATCGGAAACTGTGCCTGTAACGTTACCTGTAACATTGCCTGTAACATTGCCTGTTAAGTTGCCTTCAAATGCAGCGACAAGTGTAGCGACAGTGTACCCTGTTCCTGATTTATTTACTGTTGTGCCTGGAACTGCTTGCAGTGATTTAAATAAATGCCACTTATCATCAGATGCATCTCTGAATAAACCAGAGTACAAATCTAGTGATCCAGATGTGTCGTAAAGTCCATAGAAACCTATGTCAACAGCATCAGATGAATCGTTGCCAGTTGCTAATGAAAACAGCGGATCATTTACTGCTAAGTTTGTAGTATCAACAGTAGTTGTTGATCCACTTACTGTAAGATTTCCTGATACTGTCAAGTTACCTGATACAGTTGGGTTAGTTGCAAGACCTACTGTCATTGTATCAGTAGCACTTACAACAACATCGATTTCATTTGTTGTGCCACTTACTGTTAGCGTATCACCGCCTGCAACAGACTGTGTGTTGGAACCGTCTGACAAAGTAAATGCAGTGCTGATAGCCGCAGTAGAAACCGCAGTTACAAGACCTTTAGCATTTACAGTAACAACAGGAATAGCAGTTGTGCTACCGAAGTTACCTACGTTTGAGTTTACAGTAGCCAGTGTACCAGTACCCGTTACGCCGGCAGTACCATCAAAAGATGCTGATGTATATGCTAGGTCGCCCGTAATGGCAATAGTTCTACCAGTTGCCAATGCAGTTGCAGTGTCGGCATTACCTGTAAGGTCACCAGTTACATCGCCAGTTACGTTACCTGTTACATTACCTGTAAGGTCGCCAGTTACGTCACCAGTTACATTACCTGTAATGTTACCAGTGATATCGCCGATTA